TTTAGTCCCGGTGAGATGAGCGATCTCTCTGATGTGGAAGAACAATACAATACGTCTATTTATGATCCAGAGTTGACTTGCGATCACTGTGGTAAATATATGGATTACTGTATGTGTGCTATAGGTGAAGAACAAAAATATAATTTTGAAAATGAAAGCGGTGATGATGTAGATACACGTGATCTAGTGGAAAATGCTATTAATGGAGATAATAATCTTGATTATGGAGCATTTGTTGAACATATGCCAGCAGATGATTTAGATGATTTTAATCCATTTTTTAAAATGAAGATTTGGTTGGCCAATAAAATTATTTGCTATAATGCTAATTCTTTACCTGATTGTTGCATTTTAAATAGACGAACTTGGCAAGTTCTATTATGGTTACTTATTTCAAGTGGTTTTTGTTATCCAGCATTAATTTTATCCTTTATTTGCGCTTTGACATCTATCTATGCACTCTATGTAAATTTTTGGATTATTTTTGCTTATTTCTGTATGTATTACTATGGTTCGTTCTGGAAAATCAGAGTTGCAGCAAAAGTATGTGGAACTAATATTGATAGTGCTAAACTGGTTATGAGATTATTCGCTCGCAGAATTAAAAAGATTGAAGCACCTCCAAGAAATATTAAACACTTAATGATTTTTGTATCAAGTGCTGCATTTGGATTGGCATTAGCGAAGTTTTCTATGAACTTTAAGACTAAATATAAGACACAAAGTGAAGGTACTAAACCAAAAGCAATGGTAAAGGAAAAACAAGCTTTTTATTATCATGATCCTTATGTTAATACAGGTGTGGAAATTTCCGATCAATCTCGGTGCATTAGTGATGATTTGTGTGATAGAGTTACAAAAAATATGGCTAGATTCAGAATACATGACAAAAAGTCTAGGAAAGTTTTCAACACCACTGGTGTTAACATAATTGGTAACATTTGGATGATAAATAAACATTCTATTGAAAATTTTTTCGAAGGCACAATTGATGTGATTTTAGATGATACAGCTCAAAACGTATCACGTAACATTTTCGGTATGATAGCAAGAAAAGATCTTTTTATCTTGCACCCCACTAAAGATTTAGCTTTTATTAATCTTAGAGTTATTGCTCCTGGCAAGAATCTCATAACATATTTTCCTATTGATGATATTATTCAAGGACGATATGAAGGGCAATATTGCATGAAAGATAGTGATGGTGTCAATAAGAGGATCGATTTACATGATATACATAGTGGCATATGTACTAGATTAAATATGCCATGTTATTTTGCTATGGCATCCACCAAGACACGTAATGGTGATTGCGGATCAGTAGCAGTTGCACACATTGGAAGTGCACAAGTTATTCTTGGTATTCATACAACTGGAAATCAAATGCATGGTGTCACTTTCCAGCATGTATCTCAAAAAGATTTAAATTTAATATTGAGCCAATATGAGATGCAAGTTGATTGTGGCACAGTACCCATAAGTGCTCCTGACTTCAAAAGGTCGTTGACCGATTTACACGAGAAGTCTTCAGTGCGCTTTCTAGAGGGGGGTACTATACATGCAATTGGATCTTTTGCAGGTTACAAACCGCGCATGAAATCACGTGTTAGGAAAACTTTTATTCGAGATTGTGTGGTTGAAGGTGGTTATGTGGATAACTTTGGACCACCAGATATGTCGTGGAAACCTTGGAGTAAAACTTTAAAGGATATTGCACAACCAAATTTGAATATAGATCCAACAATAGCATGTGAATGCAGAAAAGCATTTGTTAATGATATACTAAGTGAAATACCCGAATTAATTAATAGTGAATTGATACATGTATATGATCTAGATACAGCTTTGAATGGTGCTGATGGCATTGCCTTTGTTGATAAATTAAATACCCGAACGAGTGCAGGAAATCCCTTTAAAAAGTCCAAGAGACATTTTATAGAATTGGATGATAAGGGAAAGATTTCACATTTGAACGAAGTGATAGCTAGTAGAATTAATGATATAGAAGCTTGCTATAGTAAAGCAACAAAATTTAATCCTCAGTATTGTGGACATTTGAAGGATGAAGCTAAAACTATGCAACAAATTGAAAATTCTAAGACAAGAGTGTTTATGGCTAGTGAAATGGCATGGTCTATTGTAGCGCGCAAATATTATCTATCATTTATACGATTGATACAAAACAATCCATTTGTTTTTGAAGCAATGCCTGGTATTGTAGCGCAATCTGATCAATGGCAAAAATTATATGATTATTTGAACACATTTGGTCCAAATCAGTGTGTAGCTGGTGATTATAAAATGTACGATAAGCAGATGAGTCCTATCTTTATTCTAGAAGCTTTCCAAATTCTAATAGAATTAGCAAAGTGTGCAAAATGGAGTGACGAAGATGTACAAATTTTGTGGTGTATAGCATATGACACAGCTTATGCAATGGTTGATTACAATGGTGACTTATTGCAATTGCATTTGAATCCAAGTGGGCATCCATTGACAGTAATAATAAATTGTTTGGTTAATAGTTTGTATATGAGATATGTTTTTAAGAGACTGTTACCCGACATTGCTTTAAGTAATTTTAAAAAATATATCAAGTTGGCTACATATGGCGATGATAATGCTCTTTGTGTTAGTAAGAAAATTTCGGACAAGTATAACCATACTACTATTTCCGTTATGTTTCAATTAATTGGTATTCAATATACTATGGCGGATAAAACATCAGAGAGCATTCCTTTGTTGGATATTAGTCAAATCTCCTTTTTAAAAAGAGAATTTCAATTTTGTAGTGATTTTGGCGTCGTTGTGGCACCACTTGAGCATTCATCTATTGATAAGATGTTGACTAATTATGTTGACAATGGAGTATTATCACCACAAGCACATTCGGTTTGTGTTATAGAAACAGCATTGAGAGAGTATGCTTTTTATGGTAAAGAGATCTTTGAGGAACGCACACAATTCTTTAAAGAAGTGATCAGGAGGATGAATTTGGAAGTGTGGGTGAGAGATAGCACATTTCCTTCGTTTTCTAGTTGTGTTGAGCAGTTCTGGTTACGATCAGGTTGTCCTGATAGAGCTGTAGAGAGGTTCGTAGCATTGGAGGAGAAAACCTCTACAAAAATCATGAGTGAAATTGGCGACGCACGCATTATTAATCTTTTAGATTGCCCTTTGATGAAGAGCCTAACTAGCCCCATCATCGATTTTTAGTTAACGAAAATCAAGATTCGAGTGCCGATGTCGGGCTCCCATGTTGTGTGTTTGTACAAGAACAAACACCTGATTCTTTTGCAGTTCAAAAGACGGTTATAATCAACCGAAATGATTATTTACAAGGAGAATGGGAATTTCAATCTGAGATTCAGCAAACTTTAGCTTTCGTCGATGAAGCACCCGGCCAATTGGTCGGAAAGGATAATGGCAATCATGTTTTTTCTACAGGAGATAAAACGGAGGCAACTGAATTGGCTGACTTCTTTCGTAGACCTGTTCGTATAGCAACTTACACATGGATGGAATCAGATCCCTTGGGTCTATCTCAAACTGTATATCCTTGGTCCGCATGGGCTAATGATGCTCGTGTTCAATTAAAATTAAATAATTATTCATTTTTTCGAGGTGATTTACACTTAAAAGTAGTTATTAGTGCGTCTCCATTTTATTATGGAATGACCAAAGTCACATATCAACCTTTACAGAATTTTACTTCTTCAACTATAACAATGGATACGGGTACAAGATGGTTTATATTAAACTCTCAGAGACCACATTTAGATGTAATGCCTGCTGAAAATGAAGCTGGAACTTTAGTCTTACCTTTTATTTGGCATAAAAATTGGATAAATATTCAATCTTCAAATGATGTTGGTGGATTAGGTCAGTTATATTATTCAGTCTATAGTCAATTGCAATCTGCTAATGGTACTACAGGCGCTGGCGTTAATGTCACAACTTATGCTTGGATGGAAAATGTTGAATTATCCGGTGCATCTGCAGGTTATTGTATGCAATCTGACGAGTATGAAGAACCTGATGGTCAAATTTCTAAACCTGCATCTACAGTGGCTAAAGTAGCATCATATTTTGAGTCTTTTCCGGTTATAGGTCCATTTGCCACAGCAACTCGTATAGGAGCTACTGCTGTTTCTGCAATAGCTAGTATGTTCGGTTTTACCAATGTACCAGTTATTTGTAGTACAGATCCTTATAGACCCGAGGCATTTCCAAAAATGTCCTATTCTGAGGTAAGTTTTCCTATAGAGAAATTGACTCTTGACGCAAAGAATGAATTATCTATAGATCCGCGAATTGTTGGTTTATCTAGTGGTATTGATGAACTATATATACCCCATATTGCTGGAAGAGAGAGTTATTTAACTAGAGCGACATGGAGTAGCACCAATATAACTGATGATTTCCTATTCTATTCACGTGTTAATCCTCTACTATATGATAATGATAACTTGACTAATAGTAAAGTTTATCTTACACCCATGGGATGGTTAGTTAATATGTTTGGCAGTTGGCGCGGAGATATCATTTTTAGATTTAAAATTATTTGCTCGCAATATCATCGTGGTCGACTACGTATTAGCTTTGATCCAAGCGGGTATACTGCTCAAAATATAGGTAATCAAACAGCTACTAGTAATGTAGTTCACACTGCTATTATCGATATAGGTGAAACTCAAGATGTTGAATTTCGAGTTCCTTATCAACAAGCTTCACAATTTTTGCGTGTTAGAAGTGACTTACTCCTGGCACATGCTGGCTGGGCTGTTAATACAACACCACCCGGAACGTATTTGTATGATGGATCTTATGATAATGGATTCTTAACTGTTAGAGTTTTAAATTCTCTTACTGCGCCTACCTCATCAACTAGCGTTGATTTGCAAGTGTATGTTCGCGCAGCTGAAAATATTGAATATGCAAATCCTACAGATGTAGATGATACGCATACATTATCCTATTTTGCACCACAATGTGATGAGCAATATGATTTCCAATCTGAAGAATATAGTGAAGATGTTCCGGTTGAAGATGTATCATTGGGCATGATCAAGAATCCTAAAGATGATCAATATAAAGTCCATTTTGGTGAAAATATTCGATCACTTAGGCAGCTACTGCGGCGTTATAATTTTCATTCAACATGTATGTTTAATACAACGTCTCTTGCAACTCCTTCGACAACAAATATGCGAAAGTATATGTACAGATATCCTACGATACCTGGATATTCCACTGGAGCTATTGATTTAGCTAATGGTATTGTTACAACCTCATCTACGTTTCCTTATAGTTATTGCCAATTTACAACGCTTGGGTGGGTTTTGCCTGCTTTCGTAATGTACAGAGGTTCCGTTAATTGGAGTTTCAATGCTCTTGCTAATGGTATTACTATAGATGATTTTAGAGTGGTTAAAGATAATTTAACTATTACTAATCCTTCAATAGCTATTAACACAACTATTGATACTGATAGATACAATGTCGCATACAATATGATGGTAAACACCACCGCTGGTTCAGCAGGTATGGCTGTAACAAATAGATTGACGAACGCTGGTTTGAACGTTCAAATGCCTAATTTCTCTAATTCCAAATTTCAAACCACAAATCCCGCAATAGCCAACGGAGGATCAACTGTTGATGGGAGTGCATATGATTTGTACAAAGTAAATATTATTGCACAGTTGCCTTCTGGCATCGCTTCGCAAAGTATAGGACTTAATAGCTTTTGTGCTATTGGAACTGATTTTGCACCCTCCTTCTTTTTAAACGTTCCGACTGTATGGATTTACAGTTCGGTCCCAACTCCTGCATAGGATTGGTATATATATGTATATGCTATTATTGAAACCACACTTTTGGTGAATGGTTTATAGTTAAATATTTGCATAAAAAGGTTAAAACGGAACTAAGCTCTGAATGCTTAGCAACGGCCGGTCGGTTCGGCACCTCTCCCATTTGGGAGTTCTAAAACTACCGATAGATATTCATGACACTGACTACAGTTTTGTACCTTGGATATTTATCCGAGGGAAATTTTTAATGTAGTATAAGACCGAATATTTTAATCGCGTTAGTATAAGACTG